CCTATTACAAAACCTTGAAAAGCAGTAAATGTAGAGTTATCATCACTTGTTGCAATTTCTAAATGTGCATTTGAGTTAGCTGGTGTATCTCCATCAAAACTTGAATTTTGTGAATCAAACAACCCTGTTCTATTATCAAATAAATCATCTGGGTCGTCAGAAGTTTGTTTTAAAGTAGCTGTTAATCTACAAGTGTGTTTAGCACCTATATCAACTACATCACCAAATAAATAATTACCACTTGCATTAAAGTCTGCATTACTAACACCTGAATCAAAAAATCTAGTTGTTTCTGCATCAAAGTTTCCTGAAGCTGAATCAAATAATTCTGATGAATCTAATCTTAATGTGCCATCTACTATTGCTGTATTTGTTAATGTTCCATCAAAATCAGGGTGTTCAGATACAGAAGTTATTGAATTAAAATTTTGTATTCCTGTAACATTAGACACAATAGCTGTTGCGTTAGAACTTGCATTACCTAGTTTGTCAAATGCTTTGATAAGATAAGTCCCAGCCCTAGCTGGAACTGTAACTGATGTAGCTGGTCTTGATACTTTTTCTACTAAAGATACAGAGTTTGCCCACTCTCCTGTTCCATCTGTTTCTGTTGCATATCTTATTTGATAAAAAGCTAAATCTAAATCAGGTATTTGTGTCCACCCTAAATGTGCTTCTTGTCCTAAAATATTACAAGCAAAATCTGTTACATCTGCTGGTGGTTCAATAGCACCAACAATAGTTCTTTGTGCAGATACATAAGTTGAAGATACACCTAAACTATTAACAGCTTTAACTCTTACATCATAAACTTTTTGGTCAATTACATTTAATACTCTATGATTTAATCCTGAACCTTGTGCATAAATAATAAAATCTGAATCTGTACTTAATTTATATTCTACTTGGTAATAATCAACAAAGCTATCAGGAGAAGCACCTATTGATACATCTAAAGCCACAATTACAGTTCCATCATTATATTCAACTAAAGTATCATCTAATGTTACACTCGCTGGTGGCTGAATAATATAAGGATTAGGTAAATTAGTTGATGGTGTTGCTGTTGCTTGTGTTTTGGTTGCAAAAGTATAATGCGAATCTTGATGTTCTACTAAAGATAAACCAACTGTAAAATCTTCGTTAAAAGTTATTCCTAAACATCTAAAAGGTTTAGCAGAAAATCCTAAAGAAGAATGTGTAATATTAACTATATCTCCTATGGCTAAATCATAAGCATCTAAACTTACAGTTATTCCTAAAGATAATGCTTCTCTACTTCTTCTAAGTATAACCTCTGCCATTTCTTCTGCTTGATATGGGCTAGTGATTGTACTAAATGAAAATCTACCCTCTAATAAAAATCCACCATCAGCAGTTTTCATAGTTGCGTGTTTATCTGCTGTTGAATAACCACTATCGTCAATAGCTGGATATTGAATTTCATTAACTTGAAAATTTCTATCTGGGTCAACAAAGCCAACAATAACTCTATTGTATTTTTCGTTTTTATTAGGTGTTGTTAAACTATAACCACCTATAATATCATCTTCTGTTAGTGTAATAGATGCACTTCCTGTTGTTTCAATAACTAGACTATATTTACCAGCACTATAAGGAAGATAACCTCTACAGCCTTTTATAAGTTCTCTAACATTATCTATAATAGGTTTGGATGTATCTAATGCAGTATTTGTGTCAAAAATATTTATATCACTAGCACCTGAATATGGTGTCACTTGTGTTACACAAACTTGTGAGGCATCATAAAAACTTTGTAAATCTATTTCGCTAGTTGCTAATCCTTTTCCATATCTTGTATTTCTTAAATAATCTAATAAACAAAATGCTGGGTTTGTTGAGTAACTAGCAGTTTGTTCAGATAAATTAGATGCTAAAGTTACAACTTTTTTACCCTGTATCTTTGCTTGTACTTTTGGAAGTCCAGCAAACACATCAGAATTCCATTTAAATCTTAATGCAAGATAACATAAACCTGATAATTTATGATTACTTCCCCAAGACGATAATGTTGATAATAAAGATGATGCTGATTGACCATCTGTTCCAAAATGAGGTTCTACTCTAATTTTGCTTTCTCCATCTTTATAAAAATTACTATCTCCACTTCCTACTTCAACTTCTGTTCCATCTGATAATGTACTTGCCCAAGTAACAGCTTTATCATCTACTCTTATTTCTTCTATATCGTTTATTTCTCCCTCTGACATAACGATTGCCATATACAGATAAGTATTATCTGTGCCTGAAGTTTCCATAAAAACTCTAGTTCCACCTGTAAGTCTTTCTCCATAAATTACAGGAATATTTGAGTCATTAGATTGTTTATTAATTAATAATCCTCTTTCAAAATCATCAAACTGGTTAGTTCCAAAATCATCTATTTCAGGAACTTTTGGTCTTAATATCCAAGATAAAAATAAACTAACACCTAATGCAACAAAAGAGTTAACTCCAAATACTTTTAAAACAGGAGATACAATTTTAGAAAAAGTTCTTTTAAAACTAAAACCCATTATGATCTACCCCATTTAATATCTAATACAGTTTGAGAACTAAAATTCATTCCAACATCTGTACTAAAAAATCTTTGTTGTGATACATTGTTTGTTTTACGACCATTCTTTTTTTCAAAGTCAGCCCAATGTGAAACTATCGATAAATTAACTGCACTATCTTTTTCTGATTCTTGTATTCCAAAACTTTCTACATGACCTTTATATAAAAGAAATGGGTCAGCTATTAATGAATTAGAATCATTTAAAAAACCTCTAAAAATATCTACTGTGTCGTTTGTTACATTTTCGTTTAAAACTAAAGATATAAATGTTTGATCTGCACCTGATAAGGTTAAATTTAAACTAGCTTTACTTAAATCTGTTTGTTCACTATGATTAGATAAACCTAATATAAAATCACTAGCTGAATAAGTAACTGATGAGCCTGATATTGATGAGGTTAAAGGAAAAGAACAATCTGTTATATTAACAGGAGTAGCAAAACCAATTGTTATAAGATGAACAGGTCTAATATCATTTGTTGCTAGTTCGTTCTTTATCGCTGTTGTTAGGCTTCTCGTCATGTTCCTCGAATGTTCGTCTTTTAATTTTTATTGCATCATTGACAATATAACGAGCATTTTTAGATGGTTCGCTATATTTACCCTGATTAAAGGATTGAGAATTAAAATCATCAGCATCTATTATTTCTTCAGCTAAAAAATCAACACTTATCCAATACTTAACTTTATATTTCATCTACAATGCTTCTTCAACATCAAATTGAAACTCATAATATAAATTACCATCTTTATCTGCACCTGATACTCCAAACTCCTGAATGTCTGTTGTTAATGAAACAGTAAAAGGAACATTGTCATAAGTAACTGTGGAATCATTTGCTAGTGCTACAAGTAAAGGTGGCTCTATTGTAACTGTTGCTTCATTTGAGCCATCTGCTGTTACATCTGCAACAACCATATATACTTTATTATGTGAAGCAAATTTAATAAAATCTCCAGCTTTTAATGTGCCTGTCATAGCATCAACAGTAATTGTAGTATCTGCAACTGCGTGAACACCATTAACTAAAACAGTTCCACTTACATTACCTCTAGCATCTTCAAGTTCTGGTGGGATAATTGTAAAAGTTTCTTTTTGACTTCTTTGTTTCATTATAAAAGCCATTAAATCTCCATATACATCTGATCTTTTTGCAGTGATAATTTGAACTGTAAAAGCAAATCTTTGATTATCTATTTGTCGTACTAATCTTTTACCTGATACTGTTTTAGAGATAATAGTATTTTGAGTTGACTTTATTCCTAAAGTTCCAAATTTAGCAGTTGATATAGGAAAAGCACCTGACATTAGATTATACCTTTAGCACCTCTCTCATTAACTGCATTATTAATTAACTGTGTAATAGTTCCTCTTGATCTAACTAACAATTCTTCAAAACCAGAAGCATCTACTGTGTTAATATTAAAATTAACTGTTGTACTTCCACCAGCATTACCACCTCTAGCATTTTGTGTAATTTGTCCTGTTGAGTTTGGTACAAACATTTCAGGGCCTTGTTCTCCAACTACGATTGGTTGGCCTTTAGATACTGCACCACCTGAAGCAAATCCTGGAAAACCACCACCACCTAACGCATTAAAGAATATTGCTCGTTTTCGTTCTGTGTTTTGAGATTTTAATGTGTTTAATATTTTAGCTTCAGTATTTTCTTCTTCTTTTTTCAATATTTTTTTTATTCCCATTAAGGCAATTTCTTCTATTAAATGTGAAAGTATTTTAACTAAAAGTGATTGTGCCATTTTTCTAAATGATTCTTCTAAACT